GTATTTTGTTCTTGTTATGTTCTTTTTTCTCATTTCATGTTCAGGAAATATCAAAAATTGTGAAATTTCGCCGGATTACGAAAAAACAATTAAGTCGGCAGTTGAAAATCAAGATAATTTATCTGAAACTGAATTACGAGCAATGAAAATGGAGTGTGGTTTCTAATATAAATAGTATTATGACTTATTGCAACAATTGTGGACATCAATCTCATTGTGGAACAAACTTTTCTGTTGAAGACGAAGATGGTTTTACAGGAGAAGCGTATATGAGAGAAATATGTAAACATTGTCGTTGTGAAAAGTGTGAATCCAATTATGAAGATGAAGAAAAATACAATATAGAAAGTTAATATGAGCAAAATGAGATTATTTAAGTTTTGGAATGCAAATGGTGATGAAAAAGAGAAAGAAGCAATGAGTTTAAAGAAAGCTGTTATGTCTGTTCAAGGCGATTTTAAAGATAGAATGATTAGTGTTGAATATATCAGTAAAAAAGGTAAAGAAATGTGTCATGGTATTTTGATACCGATTGGTAGAAAGATAAAACAAGCCATAGTAGATGAAAGACGAAGAGCAGCTTTAAAGAAATTACAAGGAAGATAAATGCCCGGAGTATGTAGAGTAGGCGACACTTTAGCAACAGGACACGGTTGTACTGGTACAACAACAATAGCTGCACCAGCAACAGATACAACAGTTAAAGTTAATAGTATCAATGCAATAGTTGTTGGCGCTCCTACTGTATCACATACAGTTCCGCCTATTCCACCTTGTCCTTCACATGTTGCCAATCTAAATGCAGGTTCGCCAAATGTGTTTGTCAACGGAATACCTTTAGGAAGAATTGGCGATAGTGCTGACGCAGGTGCTATGACATCCGGTTCAGGTAATGTTTTTGCAAACGGTTAGAAAACTGTTATAAATATTACTGTTATGGCAATATACGACAGTTCAAATTCAAATTCATCTACTAGAGCAACTAGAAAATATGTAGATATTGACCTCGACTTCTCAAGGAATGTCGTGACAGGTGATGTTGCTCAAGTTGTTGATGTAAACGCAGTTAAGCGTAGTGTTAAGAATTTAGTTCAGACTAATTTTTACGAAAGACCTTTCCAACCTGAATTAGGTTGTGGTGTTCGTGAGATGTTATTTGAAAACTTTACACCAATCACAGGTATATTCTTAAAACGAAAAATTGAAGAGGTTTTAATAAATTACGAACCTAGAATAACTTTAGAGCAAATTACACTAGATGATGATATTGATAATAACAGATTAGTAGTAAGTATATATTTTTATGTAGTAGGTGTTCCGGATCCGGTATCAGTCACTACATTTTTACAAAGGTTAAGATAAAATGCCGTCAAGCAAACTAGACATATCAGAATTAGACTTTGATTTAATCAAAAGAAATTTAAAAGTATTTCTACAAAGTCAAGCTGAATTCCAAGACTACAACTTTGAAGGTTCTGGTCTTTCAATTCTATTAGATACACTTTCATACAATACTCATTACATGGGTTATCTTGCCAACATGGCAACAAACGAAGTTTACCTTGATAGTGCAGATATCAGAAAAAATATTGTTTCAATAGCAAGAATGTTAGGTTACACACCTTCTTCTTCTAAATCACCAACAGCAATAGTTGACATAACAGTAAACAATGCTACAGGTACAACTTTAACTTTAGACAAGGGTACAATATTCAAAACTAAAATTGATGAAATCGGTTATCAGTTCGTAGTTAATAGTGATGTCACAATTACACCATCAAGTGGTGTTTATAGATTTAGTGATGTAAGTTTATATGAGGGTACTTTAGTAGAATACAAATATAGTGTTGACAATAATGATACAGACCAAAAATTTATAATTCCTAGTGATAAAGCAGACACATCAACTTTAAATGTTATTGTTCAAAATTCTTCACAAGATACTGCTAGAACAACTTACACATATTCAAAAGATTATGCTGATGTTAACGCAGATAGTGAAGTTTTCTTTTTACAAGAAACAGATACAGGCAGATTTCAAATATATTTTGGTGATGGTATTATCGGTAAAAGACCTATTGATGGCAACATTATCATTTTACAATATGTTGTCACAAATGAAGTTAATGCCAATGGCGCAAGTGCATTTACATTAGAAGGCAATGTCGGCGGTTTTACAAATGTTACCGTTTCAAGTAAATCAGCTGCTCAAGGTGGTTCACTAGCAGAAACAAATGATAGTATTAGATTTAATGCACCTTTCGATTATTCAAGACAAAACAGAGCAGTCACATCTACTGACTACGAAACATTAGTTAGAAATATTTACCCTAACACATTATCAGTTAGTTCATGGGGTGGAGAAGATGAAGAGACGCCAATTTATGGTGTAGTTAAAATTTCTATCAAACCACAATCTGGTTCAACTTTAACAAATGCAACTAAACAAACTATTATTACAAAACTAAAAGAATTCAATGTTGCTTCAGTTAGACCAGAAATTGTTGACCCGGAGATAACTTATATTATCTTATCTTCAAATGTAAATTACGATACTAAACTTACTGCTAAATCTAAAGAAACAATTGGTAGTGAAGTAATTACGACAATTCAAGATTACAACTTAAACACACTACAAAGATTTGATGGTGTTTTTAGATTTTCAAAACTATCTAGTTTAATTGATAGTGTAGATAATTCTATTGTATCAAACATATCTACTATTAAGATTAAAAAACTATTATCACCGACTATTGGTTCATCTACAAAATATGATTTATTCTTTAGAAATAAATTTTATCACCCACATGACGGACACCAATCAGCAATGGGTGGTATTTTATCATCTTCAGGTTTTATTGTTGACGGAAATGCTAATGAAATGTTTTTAGATGAAGATGGTTCAGGAAATATTCGAAGATACTATATGGCTTCTGGTATTAAACAAATTGTAAATCCAACTCAAGGTACAATTGACTACGATACTGGTCAAGTTTCGATTAACTCACTAACAATTTCTAGTGTATCAAATATCAGAGGTAGTGCTTCAACTAATATTGAAATAACTGTTGAACCGGATTCCAAAGATATTGTACCAGTAAGAAATCAAGTAATCGAGATTGACGAAAATGTTTTAAGCATTGTCGTTTCACCAGACACATTTGTAGGAGGTTCTGCTACGGCAGGAGTAGGATATACACCAGCTAGCAGTTATTAATGAATAATGGCAAAATTCAATGACAAACTATCATCACTAATAAGTTCTCAGCTACCTGAATTTGTTGTAGCTGACCACCCCAAGTTTGCTCAATTTTTAAAAACTTATTATCAATTTTTAGAAAGTGTCGAGTTAAAGGTTACAAGTGTTCAGACAACAGAGGGTATATTACTTGAAACTGAAACTAACCAAGAAAACTTATTATTATTAGACGCTGGTCGTAAAGGTGGTAATACAACACAGTTAGACGCTGGCGATAAAGTATTACAAGAAAATTCAGTTTACGGTAAATTTACAACCGGCGAAACTATACAAGGTCAAACATCAAACGCCAAAGCTGTTATTGTTGCTGAAGATTTAGCAAACGGCAGAATATTCATATCATCTCAAAACAAATTAGAAACTGGCGAAATGATTGTCGGTTTATCATCAAACGCAAGTGCTATTATAGGTTCTTACAAAGAGAATCCAGTTAAGAATATTTCAGACTTGGTTTCTTATAGAGACCCGGATACAGCTATTAGTTCTTTTCTAACAAACTTTAGAGATGAGTTTTTAGCAACCATACCAGAAAACTTAGCAACAGGTATTAATAAAAGAAGTTTAATTAAAAACATCAAATCACTTTACAGACTAAAAGGTACTGCTAAAGGTAATGAAATATTTTTTAGAATATTATTTGGTGAAAATTCAGAAACAATTTATCCTAGAGAAAATCTATTAAGAGTATCAGACGGTAAATTTGATAGTAGATTAATTTTAAGAGCAATTAATGATGGTGAAACTGATACTGTAAAATTAATTGGTAGAACAATCACAGGTCAAACATCCGAAGCAACTGCTATTGTTGAGAATGTGTTTAAGTATGCTTTTGGTGAATACAGTATTACAGAATTTACAATTAACGCAGAAACAACATCTGGTACATTTCAAATAGGTGAAAATGTTAGAGGTACGGAATCAGACGATACAGATACATTTATTAAAGCAACCGTCACAGGTATTCCTGGTAATAAAACAATTACAAATGATGGTGCATTAAATGAAGTAAACGATAAAATCGTATTAACAGGTGGTGGTATTGGTGGTAAGTTTGTTACCAATCAAATTGGTTCTGGTAAAATAGATGAAACTATTATTGATGATGGTGGATTTGACTTCGAAATTGGTGATAGATTAGTCTATGACAATGACGGCACAGAGGGTGGTGGTGCTCAAGGTTTTGTATCAGTAGTAAATGGTGGTTTTGCTCCCGAAGAAGCCAATGTCACGGCAAGAACATTATTTCCTGTAAACCCGACAGCAACTAGTGGTATAAAATTTTTAGATGGTCCTGTTATAGCATATGACCCTAAAACAATTCAAACAGGTTTTTCAGAAAGTAATTTTAGAGGTACTATTAATGATACAGATGACGGCACATCAAATGCTAATTTAAAAATAACTGGTTCATTATCAGGAGCTGAGGCGACTGTTAGATTTACACCTTTCGGAACACCAGACGGTTCAAAAATTAATACTGACCCCGACCATCTTGGCGAAAAACTAATATTAGATTTTAATGAAAATGTAGTTTACATAGATTACACCACACTAGACAAACAGTTTCAAAAAGGCGAAGTAATTACCATAAAACAAGGTGGCGAAACAAATACAATTGCCGTTTCGGTTACAGGCGTAAGTCCACATAGAAAATTTAATATTGATGGTGTTGACGCCAAAACATTAGATTTAAATGAAGGCGATACTTACATCTTCAATCATCCTACTTCACATCCATTAAGATTTTCAGAAACAGCTGACGGTACTCATGGCGGAGGTGTTGAGTACACATCCGGTGTCACAACTGCTTCAGGCGTCACAACATTTGTTGTACCTATCGGGGCTCCAACTTTATATTATTATTGTGCCTCACACGCAGGCATGGGTGGTCAAGCAAACACCATAGTAAAAGAATTCACAGCAAGATTAAGAACAGATTTTGGTAGAGAACAAACAATAGGTCCAGAAGCTACTATTGCTGATAGAGATTCCGTTTATCAAATGCTAAGAAACACAAGTGATAGTTTAGAAGATAATGAACACCTTGTAGTAGAAGATGAAACAGGTGTTGACGATTTCTATTCAGGTAATAAAATAGTACAAGAAAGAAATACTGGTGTTGGTGATATAACTGACATCTTTACAATTAATCAAGGTAATGGTTATAAAAGATTACCGAAAATTGGTTTTACTGAAACCTTACCTGACGGCACAGTTGTAAGTACCTCTTCAGGTAAAGATTTTAAATTAAAATGTTTTGGTAGTGAGATAGGAAGAATTGTAGAGATTTCTACGATTGAACATGGTATCAGATATGAACAGCCGCCATCTCCACCTACAATTGAATTCATTAATAATAGTATTGTTGTCAATGTTTCAGGTATTTTTGGTACGACTGAAACTGTCACCGGTGCGACTTCAGGTTTTACAGGTGAAGTTGTAAGTTATGACGCAGACAGAGGTTTATTAAAATTAGAAAATGTGACAGGTGGTCCAGTAGTTGGAGAAATAATTAACGGTGGATTATCAGGCGCTACAGGTAAATTGTACATTACAGACCATGCAAGTGCTACCGTTTCTGTCACACCATCAATTGCTACAGACGGTGTTTATGTTAACC